GGCAGTGGAAGAGAGGGGCCCTGCAGGTTGGCAGGGAAACAATGAAATAAACAAAGAAAGCTTATTTTTGTATTTTTATTTTAAATGAAGAAAAGAAAATCTAGATGGAGCAACTTCTTAATAAATTTAATTGTTCAAGCATTGAAGTTAGGGAATGACGTTTCCATTCAAGATCTCTGATAACAATAGCTTTCATCTCGTCAACGATGAAGGCCCTCATCAAGGCATTATACTGTCTCACAGTTTGAATCTCAGAATGACATCTAGACATATTATTTACAAGAGCCGGCGGGAAATCTAATTCTGGCAAACTAAAAGGCTCTAGTCTCATTGATGAAACTTTCTTCTCGATAGCTAGCTGAGACGCAATAGAAATATTCTGTAATTTTTCTACCAGTTTTCGAGTCTCTATATGTATATTTGGAGAGCTTTGCCAAGGTTTCATCTTAGAGTACTGAATAAACTTCTCTCTATCATACTGGTCCATAGTGTCTATTATGGACTTCCGCACGTGTACATGTTTCGTTAAAAATAAAAGTCTATGAGCTAATGGTCCTAAAATTGGTACATCTGTATATTCACAAGCCATAGACAGGGCTTTTGATCGAAGAAGTGACATCAAACAAGCGTGTGATGAGCGGGCATATCGCCTATTAGACCAGCCGAATTTACTCAAAGTCTTCCTAATGTCTGGAACTGATACAAAGACATAAGGTGCAAAAACGAGACCACAAAAACTAGCCTCATTGACAAGTCCAACAAACTCTATCTTAACAACCCACCCATGATTGATCCACCACTGCTCATCTGGAGCACATCCTCTAGGGTAAACAGCCAAACTATCATCTCCTTCATTCCTACTACGCACTCTTGTCACTCTCCCATTCGATAAGTCGTATGCTGCGTAATTACACATTGAAAACATTGTGAAGGTGTTCTTTAAACTAGTATTCATCTCACCACTACACAAAATTGCATTGACCAGCACTGAACCAAAACCTCTCATCTCAAGGGAGCGATACGCATCGGTAATTGATCTGAAAAAGAGCTTCATCGTAGGTGCATCCGTGATTTGCGTCCAGAGTCGATTTAAAACAACCTGTCGAACTCCTGGAGTTCGAAAGAAAGCAAATTTGACCGCCCTATACAAGGGTCCAGTAACTGGCATTCCTCCGATCAGATACAATACAAAATCGTTCATCAGCTTATAACGCGGATCGTTATTAAGTCTTCTTGTGACTTTACCTTTTCCTACATTCACATAAAAATTAGCGTAGTGGTCTTCCATAGCAGTCGCATCAGATGATTGGGCTATAACACCTTCACCACCTAAACCATACCAAATATTCCGGGCACGGTCAACAACAGGAATGACTTTAATCATGGAATCACATTTCACTAACTTGTGCATGCAGGCATCAAAAATTGGTCCACAAGCCACCTTAACAACATCAAGAGAAGAATTGATCCAACGTATCGCCTTCTCCTCCTCATATTTTTCATCTTTACAGAACGATTTACAAATCATGGGGTCTTCAATATCATAACCCGGGCGAGGCACAAGACCATCCTCTTTCAAAAGATCCCAGGCTTCAAGAAGCTCTCTTTTTCGTTTATCAGGGTGATTAATCTGGGCTGCCCAAGCCTCAACCGTTAATATGTCTCCAGAGCTCACGGTTTCAAACTCAGGATAAAGATATTTCCTATTATACTCAATAATCTTGTTCATTACTCCTTTTGGACAAAGGTGCACTCTTGCTCCGAGCCTTTTAAATGCACCGGCCAGTATTGTGAGTTTACACTTATGATCAGGTCCTAAACATGAAGCATCGGTTAAATAAACTGGTAATGATGTAGCAACAACCGTGTCAAAATACATCGGTGGTGATCGAATCAATCTGAACTTAAAATCAGACCTTAATGGCAACTTAAAATTCTTAATCACCTGCTGCAC